TGTAAAGATACAGCACGGTCTTGAGTACGGAACATCAAAGGGATGTTTGCTTTCATTGACTCAATGGATTCTGAATCAGAACCACCAGCCATTGCAGATGATGAGGAAATAATTACGCCGTCAATTGACGAACCTGTATCAAAAGCAGTAACTCGTCCACTTAAGATGTTTCCTGTGTACCCTTGCCCATAACGGTAAGATACTTTTACTTCAGCATTGTTTGCGGGGATCTTTCCGTTAATACCGTTACCAAAGATAACCTGCATCACGCCGTCAGAAGTTACTTCTAGTGTGAATACTTTAGAAGTGGAGTCTTCACTAGAGATGTCTGAAGTATATGAGTATTGGACTGCGGTAGGGGTGCCACCAACTACCGTGCCTTCATATACATAGATCTCTACGCTTGACGCAATAGCCCCCGTGTAGCGGAGGTTAAACCGTTGTCCCGTTGTACCGTTACTGGTAGACACTCGGGTAACGCTCTGTACCGGCGCTTCTAAATCAACGTACTTACCTTCGGACACTGCAATTTCTATGGACGCTACCGAAGCCCCCATGCTTGCCGACGTAGTTGTAGCAAAATACACAACGGGTAAATTGGATGTCGCTGGCGCTACAAACTTTGTATTCTTAGGGATTGTAATAACCCCTGCGTGGTTTGGGTCTGTAGCAGTAAAGGTTACTGTTCCTTCAGATGCCGTCTGAAATAAAGGTCGGTAATCCAAAAGGTTGGCGATAGCGAGCACACTGCTTTTCTGGGTTGCTGTATTTAAATAAGTTTCAGCAGCCGCACGGTCTACGTAGTAGTGAAGGATGTCACCTACATATGCCCAAAGGTCAACCATGAGGACACCAAAGTCCGAAGGGTTACGGGCTGTCCATTCAGGAACAAACGCCAAAGCACGGTCAAATAGGTCTTGGCGTATGGACAAGTAGTCCCTACTGGTGTAATCAAAACTAGGCATTATGCCCCTCCATATAAAGTGGTTTGCGAGTTGCTTAAGTTAAATACTACTACCGAAGAGTTATATGGTGGAACAACATATTTTATTGAAAGACGGACGGTTGTGTCGTCTTCCATTCCAGAGAAATCGTTACTTGGCACCTCTATCTTAAGGTCTGTAACTTTGCCAACAGTCATATATTCATTGAGTTCTTGCATGGCATCCATACGGTATTCCGCAAACACCAGTGGGTCTAGTTCCTCAAACAGCAAATTCCGTAGCCCCGCCCCGTATTTAGGGTTCATTACCCGTTCCCCCGGGGAAGTGGACAGGATGTCAAAGATGTTCTGGCGCACAAGGGCATCTAAGGATTCAGTGTAGTTAACTGCGCCTGTGTCACTTTGAAACGAAAATGGGATTGCAATAGTTTTCATTGATTAATTTCTTTCCATGAAATACTTGAATTTTTAAAGAGTTATCCCAACAGGATACCATTTGTCTAAAGGGCACCCTGCGTAGGCTAAAGCAGTTTTGGTTGGCATAAAACAGCCACATTTAGCGCATTGTTTGGTAACCATGAACTTGTCACACGCCTCGCAGATAGCCATGCGTTCCTCTTGCATCTTATTGTCAACCTTTGGTGAATCAGAATTAAGTAACGCAGCAGGGGTTATTTTGCCATTGCGTTGGTTTTCAAGGTTACGTTTTTTCCATTCATGCCATGGTGTTATGCTCATAATAAAGTCCTTTTATGTTGGCGGGGTGAACCCCAAACCATCCCAAGTTGAACCAAGTTCAATGTAATCCAATGCTTTGACTATGGTTGGCGCACTTTTAAATATTGCAATTAATTCACTTATTGCATCTGGCATATCTTCTGGTGCTATTGAAGGAAACGAAAAGTTACCTGCAACTTCACCGTCAATAATTAAAGCAAAGTTTGGGTTATCTTCTGTAAATGCTCTAAAAGAAAGTTGTTCGTTTGACATGATATCTCCTTATTTATGAATTTATATTATTAACACGAAGCAGCAGAACCGCAATAGAAACCACAAGCACCTAATTGAGCATAACCATTTGCCGTATAGCAAGCAGAACCGCCACCACAATATGTTATTGATGTAGAGAATACATAGCAAGGGTTGCTACTGCATCCACCACCGCAGTTACCGACTGACCAAGTATACGTACCGCTTGCGTTACATACGGCCCAAGCGTTGAAGAAAGAACTGTAAATTCGGTGATCTTGACCGCCACCATAGTTGCTGACCTGAACGATAAGACCGTTTACTGGAGTTAACGTACCGCTTGAAGTGCAGTTTGGTGTAGCCGTCGGTGCGCTATCGGTGTAATAAGTTGCGGGGGTGCAGTAGCCATTACCAGTATAAGTAGTTCTTGTTACATAAGAAAGGCTTGAACACGAGCCAGAGTAAACAGTACTGGTGGAGGACGTGTAGCAACACTCGGGGCTAGAAACTGTCACTACACGAACATCGTCAGGGCAACCAGTTTTAGTACGGGTAGTCGTGGTTGTTTGTGTGCGACTAGCACAGGAACTTGAGTAGGTTGCGACGCTTGACGGGTCAGACCAACCAGTACCACCTTCATCATATTTACGGCATATGGAACCTGCGCCGGAAGAAATAATGCCAATAGTTGACGGCATTAACCAAGATCCCCTACAACTAGATAAACATTGCTGGCTGTACAAATAATAGAAGCGGCTGAGTATTGCTCCCGAAGAGTACGGGCGGGCGTTCCGTTAACTGTTGCTCCAGAACCTTGAGCAACAGTGAAGGTGCCAGTATCTAAACGTGCAAGGTCTACTCGTTGACCAACTGAGAACCCGGTAGAACTAGTTACGGTAAGGGTGCATGCGGCTGTATTGTAAAGTAATTTACCTACGCTGGTTGAAGTTAGGTTACCAGTTGTAAATGAAGCAACTGTTTGTGCTGTTGACCAATCTCCAGTGGGACCAGTTGCACCTATAGCGCCAGTGGAACCCGTTGCCCCAGTGATTCCAGTTGGACCCGTAGAACCAGTAATACCTGTGGGGCCAGTTGCACCTGTGATACCTGTAGGACCTGTTAAACCCGTAGGACCTGTCGCACCTGTTAGACCAGTTGGTCCCGTTGCTCCAGTAGCCCCAATACCTGTAGGACCTGTTGCTCCTGTTAAACCTGTTGGTCCAGTCGCTCCTGTAATGCCTGTTGGTCCTACTGGTCCACTGGAGTAAGACAAAACAGTCCATGTAGCCAACCCCGTGCCAACTTTAAATTTGCCTGTGTCAGTTTCTAAACCCATTTCGCCAACCGCCAACGTAGGGTTAGCCGCAGTCCATTCTGCCGCTGTACCTCGTCTAAATTGTATTTGAATAGCCATTACACGCCTCCGCAATCAATTGAAGTTATTCCTCCGTAGATAGATGAAGGAGTACCACCATCTAAGTCTGCTATTGATGCCCCTTGAAGTCCTTGAGGTCCCGCTACTGCGTCTGTTTGCATCCAAAATACATTGGTTAAATGTTGGTCGTCGTAACTAACAACAATTTGAGAACCTACAGTAGGCACAGACCACACGCCAGAATTTGCTTGACGACCAACTTTAGAAATAAAGATTTCAGATGTACTACCCAATACTGAAGGTATTTTTACTTTTATTTCTCCGGTAGCGCTATTAGAATATGTAACAAGCGCACGTTGAGTAAAGGTAAGGGAGTACTGGTCAGGAGTATACATTTATCATGTCCTTTGTAGATACCCAATCTCCATGAACCAATGCAGTTTCTGGGGGTGTTTTAAAGGGTTCCATATTAATTGGGCTATTTTCAATACCGTCAAGTGAATCTTTTGCAAGGTCTAAGTATGTCGCCATAACGTGCTGGGTAAGTTCGTGTCGTACACCACGCACATACCAGTAGCCATCAAACTGTGCGTTGTATTCTCTAATGTTTACAATACCCCCGGGAGTAATGCTGGGGTCTGCAACTACATCAACTGAAGCGGTCATTGGAAACTTACGACGAAGCACACCCTCAACTAACTTATGGGCAGTTTCATATGAATCAGCGTTCCAGTTTAAAACGTTTGTAAATGCAGAATTTACAGGAGTTCCCAAACTAGAAGTATCTTGAGAGTTTAAGTTTCCAACGGAAAGTACGTTTCCGGTGCTATCTAAAGTGTGGATAGTATCGGTGGACCTTGCGCCGTCAGGTGAAACGTTACCAATACGCCCATCAAACTTTAGGATTTGCCCCGGTAATGGGTGTACATCACCTTTAGTTCCTCGCACTGTATAAAGAACACTGTAAGAAACATTACGGGATACCGACAAATAAGGGTCCCAAATATGAATATGCGAACCATTAACCATCAAGTTATAGCCAAGACGATTAGCCGCTTTAACTAAAAATGACCAGTCTGATTCTCCACTTTGTACCAATCGTGGAAATCTATAGATGTCATTTGGCACAGATAAAGAAAACTTATACTTATCTGCAAACTCTGTAGCAATTTCTGCCAGTGTTTTGTTTTCGTGAACGCTAGACTTCAGTCCCTTCATTCGGTAACTTGGTCCTAAACAAAAGACACGAGTTAACTGGAATGGGCTTCCGTTTACCGTTCCCATTTTGGTAGACGAGAATGGTTCTAAGTAAATAATGTAACCATGAAACGTGTACTCATTGGTAGTTTGTAACGGCATTGAAATGTTAAGGGTTACCGCAGCGTCAATAAACAGGTGCATGGTTTCAGGGTCTAGACCTGCAAAATCTAAGATAACCATATCGTGCATGTTTTCTTTTAGTTCTACCGTAATACGTTGCAGGCTCAAGTAGTCCACGGGAACGTTGTCAATAGAGACACTGACGTTCGGGGATAACTGAGAAGAACTTTTAAAGATCATGCCAAAGGTATTCTGATTGAAGTTCCGGCTTCAATAAAGTCAGGGAAAGGGACATGGGTATTTATGTCAGCAAGTTTCCAGTACATCTGAGGGTTATTAAGATGGCGAGCCGCTAGAAACTCAAACGAATCCCCATCCTCCGCAACAATTGTAAAGTAACTTCCTACTTTGTAGGTATAAGCGTCAGCCACGTATGCAGTCTCGTCATTACGTGTTTCTGATGACTGTGTGTACCG